GGCTGATGCCGCCCTGCGTTTCCTTCTCGAAAGTCGCCAGCTTGGTTCCCATCGTCTCGCGCGACACGGTCGCTGCGGAATTGGACGCGGCGCAGGCCCCAAGAACGGAAAAGGGCCGTTGTGTGTGCACAATCGCCTTGGCTGCTGCGACCACCTTGCAGGTGCTTTCCCAGTCGACATTGGGATGTTCGAAATAGCGGCCGCCAAAGCTCTGTCTGATCCGTTCCATCAGCGAGCGCTTGATCGCTCCGTGATAGATGCCGACGCCGACACCCGGGCGTCGCTTGCCCTCGCTCCAGCGGTACAGCTGATCGCTCAGCGCCTGTTTTGACAGGATGTTCACCCCGCTTCCCAGCGGTATCCGTGCCAGGGTCGGCACCGGACGGTTGTCGGGCCACTGGAAGGTCATGCGCTCCCAGCTGATTGCGTCGGCATCGCGGTACTTGACCTCGAAGCGCCGCGTGAGTTCGGCAAGCCGCGGATCGACGTAGTCATCATCGCCGATCACCGTGATCCAGCGGCCCTTGCTCTCTTCCACCGCCCTTTCCCAGTTGTCCACCATCGGCAGCACCGACGGAGCGGGGGGGATCAACCGGAACCGGTCATCCTTCAGCGTCTGGCCCAGATACTCGGCCAGCGGCGCCGGATCGTCGGAGTTGTCGGCGACGATCACCTCGAAATCACGGTCTTCATGCGCCGCGAGCGCCTTGATGGTCTCGATGCAATAGGTCTGGCGGTTGCGCGTCGGCAGGCAGATTGACAATTGTACCATGAAGAGCCTTCGTCGACGGTCGGGTTCCCCGGCATCACTAGCTGGTGAAACTTGCGTTATGCTTGCCCGAACCGCCTCGAAGGGCTTGTCAGAAGGCCTTGCCCCGCGCCGAAACCGGCCAGACGCATTCAACCGTGCCGTTGCGCAGCCCGACATACCAGTCATGCAGATTGCAGGTCGGGTCGCAATGGCCGGGTACCAGCCGGAGCCTGTCGCCGACCTTGAGAACGCCGGCCGGATCGGCTATCTGGCCGTGCTCGTCCGAACATTGGACATATCTCACGTCATCACGCCCGAACACCACCGGAAGGCCGCTGTCGACGGAGAGCACCTTCAGTCCCGCGTCACACACCGCCCAGTCGGCTTTGACGTGGCTCATCACCGAGGTAAGGACAAACAGCGCGTTCTCGAACTCGCTGTGGTCCAGACGCCTGCCCTCATGATCGAGGATCCGGCCGTAGTCGGCGTCCATGAAGGCATAGGATCCGCATTGCAGCTCGGTGTAGACGCCTGAATTGCCTTCAAGCGCATAGCTCCCCGTGCCACCGCCGGTGACGGTATCGCACCTCAGTCCAGCGGCCTTCATGGCGGCAAGAACAGCACTGACCAGGGTGATGGCGGTATCCGCCTTTGCCTTGCGGGCCCGGTGATCCGGCAGGTGCTGCATGGCGCCCTGATAGGCCTGGATACCCGCAAATGTCAGGCCCGGTGCGGCGATGATCGCTTCCGCCAGAGCCACAACCTCCGCTGGCTCCGTCACACCGCAGCGCCCCGCACCGCAATCGATCTCGACGAGGCATTCAAGCGTGGTGCCGTGCCGGCTGGCCGCTTCCGAGAGTTCGGCGACATTGACCGGGTCATCTATGCAGCAGCTGATCCGCGCCCCGAGCTTGGGCAGTTGCACCAGCCGGTCGATCTTGATGCCGCCCCGCACCTGGTTGGAGACCAGCACATCGCGGATGCCGCCGCGCACGAATGCTTCCGCCTCCGAGACCTTCTGGCAGCAGATCCCGCTCGCGCCCCCGAGTGTCTGTTGCAGCTTCGCCACGTCCACGGACTTGTGCATCTTTCCGTGGGGCCGGAGCCTCACACCCATCTCCTGTGCGCGTTCACCCATGCGGATAAGGTTGCGCTCCAGCGCATCGAGATCCAGCACAAGGCAGGGTGTCTGGACATGGCTCTCGTTCATGCCGGGCAGGGCGGGGATGTCATAACCGACTTCCAGGCCGGAAAGATGGGGGGCAGTGTTCACTGTGCAGCCTTTCGGTTCCCGCCCATCAGGGCGGATCCTTCGCGATCTTTGCTCGTGCGAGTATGCCGTCGCCCGGACCTGCCCGGAAGAGGCCTTGTCCGGTTTTGCCCGGCGCGTGTTGACCCCGAACCGGCGATCGGCTCTTGTGTCGGCTGTGGTGCGAGGAGGCACGGGAAAGCATGAGACATCAGGACAAGGGTAACCGTCAGCGAATCTCCGGAAGGGTCAATCCATGAGATGGGCACTGGTGGATTTCGGGCATCCGTTTTACCGGCCGCTCACGCGGCGGATAATCATTTTCGCCCTTGTTCTGGCCTGGACCGTGGTCGAGTTCTTCGCAGGATCCACCGGCTGGCTTCTGTTCTTCCTGGCGCTCTCTGCCTATGTCGGCTGGGGCTTTTTTCTTTCCGGCCAGCCCGATCAAGCCACTGACGACCAGGGCCGCACGCCACCGCCGCCGGGTACCGACAAGGACGGCTGAGCCCGCGCAAGCTCCTGATGCCCTTCTGCGTGGCGCAACCACGATACTGATCCGGATTGGCCGCTGATTTCATCAAGAAGGGGCTTGTGGCCACGCCTGCGTCGGTCTATAAGCCAGCCCGCTGGTCACGGAGTGTAGCGCAGCCTGGTAGCGCACGTCGTTCGGGACGACGGGGTCGGAGGTTCGAATCCTCTCACTCCGACCAGCTAAATCAATGGGTTGGCTTCCCCGGAAAATTTGGACCGGACCGTTATCGGACCGAAACGATCAATAGGCGTCCGCTGCCGCCCCCTGAAAAGCCGGGTCGTTGTGCAGATAGGTGCGCTCGTACTCAGCTTCAGTCATTCCCAGCGAGGCGGCCGCCTGGCCGCTTGGAACGCCGGCTTGAGCGAGCCAGGTACCCCGCGTGTGCCGCAGGATGTGCGGCGTCACGTCCTCACCCAAGCCTGCAGCCGCCCGGATCGTCCGGAACGCCTTGTGCGGCTTGATGATAGGCTCCCCCCTGAAATGAACCACATACGGCAGCCCCTGGTCTGCGGCTCTCCAAGCTCTCAGGAATCGCATCAGGCGGTTCGGGATGCGAACGGGTGTCTTGCGCTTGTTGTGCGCAACGCGCTCGCCTGTCGCCTTCCTGTGCATGATGCCGGCATCCATGTCGATCCATCCGCCCATGGTGTTCGGACGCCATTGCAGATTGAGTATCGCGGAGAGACGGGTGCCGGTGTAGACGCCGATCAAAACCAACCTGATCAGGTGGTCGCACTTGTCGGTACGGCGGGCAGCGCGAAGCAGCGCGGCGACCTCGGATCGTGTCAGCCAGCGCTCACGCGGCAGGCTCTTGTCTGGCAGGGTGATGGTGGGCAGAACCGACAGGCCGTATTCGGCGTGGTAGTAGCGCACGGCGGCGCGGAGTGTTTCGAGATCCCGGCGAGCCCCTGCTTCAGTGCCGCGGTGCTTGACGTACTCTCGGCAGAGTCGCCCTCGGATGTCTGAAACCGGCCGGTGGCCCATGTAGGAATTGAGCCTGGCAATCTCGGCCTTGGCCTTGTCCTGCACCTTGAGCCGATCGACGCGCTCCTGCAGGTAAACAATCAGCGTGTCCGCGATTGTGATGAGATCGGCACTACCCTGTCCTGGTGGTCTGTATTGGGCTGCGAGGTGCGCTTGCAAGGCGGCTTCGGCCCGTTCAACATCGTGCTCAGCGCATTCTGTGGGGATACGGCTGGCGCCGTCCTTGATGAACCATGTTCTTGTGTCTGGCCGAAGCCAGAGTCTCGGGGCTTTTGCTCGACGCGGCATTTCAGGATCATCCTCTTGATGGCGGCGCCGGTCACAAAGTCCTTCTTGGCGATCCGGATGATCTCGAGATTGCCCTTCCGGTTTTCGGTTCGCAGCGCAGACGGTGTCAGCGCGCCGGCGAAATACCGCGCGCAGGCCGTCTTCAATGGCACAGGCAACTCGTCATCGAGACCGGTGTCAAGCTCGGACATCTCTCACACCCTCATCGGCTTCAGCATGAATGTCATGTCGATCTCGTCATCGTCGGCGTGCACCGGGATGAAGCGGGCAGGGGCGGCCGACAGCAGTTCCCCGCCCTCCAGCGCGCCGAGCAGGATTGAGGCTTCACGGATTTGCATTGGATGGTTCCTTTCCGGGTTAGATTTCCACGCCAAGTGCGCGGAGCTTTTCGTCTGCCTCGGCGATCTGGGAGGTGAGCGCTTCACGCAGGCTTTCGTCGACCAGACGCTGCAGTGAAGGCGGCATACCGATTTCGATGGAATCGGTGCCAATGCCGAGCACAAGGCGCGGGTTTGTTTTGTTCATGCGCTCAAGGATGGCCGTGTTGCGTTCGCGCCCGGCGGCCAGCTCGCGGATTGCGTCGAGGTTCTCAAGCTTCATGACCGGGCCTCCGCTGCGAGCTTCGCCAGCAGCCGCTCGGTCTTCTTCAGCATGCTGAAAGCGCCGCGCGGGCGCTTGCGTTTGCCCGAGTAGCGCATCGAGTCGTAGTGCTTCGGCCTGTGCGTGTGGCGGGCAAACCGGCGCTCGTGCTTCTTCTCGCTCATGCTGTGCGCCCGCGCGCCGAGCGGCACGACGGCGGCCAGCCGTGCGATGGCGGAGCCGAGGCCGAGGATTCGGCGGAGACCTTTTGGTCGGTGCATGGTCAGTCCTTTCCGGTGAGCGCCACATGGGCGGCGTGACATGAGCGTTGGTCTTGAAGCAGGTCTCCGCCGATGAAGCGCTTGGCGCAGGCAATGAAGCGCTCCTCGGCCTTCATCGCCGCCCAGGGCTTGATGCCGCCCTTGAGTTTGAGCGGGGCGACGTGAGAAACGGGGATCGCCTGGGCGCGCGCTGCCGGGCCGAACAGAGCCAGCATTTCGGCGTTACACATGCGGCGGTCGTAATCGTCGATCAGGCCCTGCTGCGCCACGCTGGGCAGCCCGAGCCCGGCGGCCAGCCATCCGGCCTCGCGCCATTTCTGCTTGATGTATACCCAGGAGTAGTGCGCCATATCACCGGCCTTTCTCAGATCCGGTTGGGGCTTCTTCATCTGTTTGCGCTGGTGTTGCGGGCTCATCAGTCCGATGTGTCCCCAGTTTTGGATAGACGCCACCAGCAGCCGCTGCGCCGGCGTCGGCTTGTCGCCGAGCAAGGCCTCTTCGCCGTCATGCAGCAGGAAGAAGGCCGCCAGCCGGTCGTCGCCGGTCTCGTTGAACACGGCTTCCGCGCCCATCACTGAGTGCTGTGCCACCGAATAGGCTACGCCGGGATTGGAGCCGTTGAACCGGGCGATCTTCGAGAGCGCATTGGCCATGGCGAAGAAATCGATCTCGGCCGGGTCGGGTGACGCCAGATCGCGCACCGAGCCATCGGGCCGGAAGGACCAGATCGGTTCCGGGGCAAGGCGGGAGAGGCTCATGCCGCATCCCCTTCAGCCTGCGCCGGAGCGGCTTCCGGGTTTTGGCGCGCGAGATAGAGCTCGATCGCCTCTTCCGAGTAGCCCTGCCGGGTGATGTCGGCCATGTCGGCATAGCCGCGCTGCGCCCGCGCCTCGTCGATGAGGTGGCGCATGTCGCCCTGCATTGCGGCCCAGAGCCGGGGCGAGATCTCGGTGAACCGGTCCAGCATGGCGGCCAGATGGCTGGAATCCGCGCGGGCGGCGCGCTGTGCGGCGTCGGAGCCCTCGCTGAGCGCATCGGCAAACAGCCGCGCATTGGCCTCGTCGCTCGGACCGGGAATGAAAATGCGGGTGAGGTCGGTCATGATCGGGCCTCACGTTCCCATGGCGATCGCGACGAGACCCGCCGCGATGAAGAACAGGGTGATTGCCCCAAGGGAGGCGAGCGCCGGGGCATCGGTGCCGCGGGCCGCCTTGGCACGCTCCTGGGTGAGCCGGGTGCCGTCGATGATGGTGATGGAGGAGGGGATCATGCTTGTCTCCCCGTTAGGGTTGTGATGCTCTTGCGGAGCAACAACTGGAGAAATGAGAATGACCGATGAAGAACGGATTGCCCGACTTGAGGGGCACAGCTTCGCACTGGAGGCGCTTCTGGCGCGGCTTGTGTGGGTGTGGACTTTAGACCAGCCTCATCCGCCCACTGCGCTGGCAAGATACCTGCGTCCTGTCGAAGAACAGATGGCGGTAATGTTGGCCAGTCAATCTCCGCCAACCGCTGCCATGCAGGCAGCCCACCAGCAGGTGAGGGAGTTTGCCCAGGAACTTGAGCGGACGCTGCAGCGAGAAGCCTTGAACCGGGCAAGCGGCGAAGGTTCGGTCCAGTAAGATCGACGCTCATGCCACCCTCCGCACGCTCTGGCGGCGGGCGCGGGCGATGGCCTCGGCCGACAGGCGCTTGACGGTGGGGAGCGTCCAGCTGCGCTGCACCAGCGTTTCGGTGCTGACATTCTCGCCGGCAAAGGCCATCTCGCGCATGTCGCTGGCCATGCGATCGACGAGCGAGGTGTGGCAGGGCGGGGTGGATGGCCGGGGTGAGGTGGATTGATAGCGGATCATTACGGGCTCCAACACATTCGATGAAGCCTACTAAGCCATAATGGCTAATTATTTGTCAAGTCTGAATTAGCCGATATGGCTATTGTATTGATGTCAGGTTGTAGATCACGATGATTGCAAGTTTGGTCGCTTGATGCATGGCGGCGGATGGGGTGTCTGCCTTTGGTGGTTCTCACGTCGACAGGTTGTGTGCTTCTTGGGGGGGTGCTGATGAATGTTTTCTATCTGTTGTTGATATTGGCTGGAGTCGTCTTGTTTCTCCTTGGCATCGTGTTTGTGCTGTTCAGGCGAACCCGACCAATAGCCGCAAAATCTGTTCTCTACGGGCTAATAATGCTTGGCATCGGTTTGTGGCAATGGACGCCACCTGCGACGGCGCCAAAGGCTGAAAGTCAACCTGCCGACCGTACTGCCGAAATGAGCAAGGCCCGAGCTTTAGGCTTCGGAAGCATTGAAGAAATGGAACGTGCGATACAGGCCGGCTATGAAAATGGTGCTCTTTGGGCCGCTCATCGCGCGGAGAAGGCGGCTGCAGATGAGGCTATTGAACGAGAGCGGCAGCGGGAGGCGGATCTTCAGCGCGCGGTAGATGAAGAGGTTGCGGCCAAGGCGGGATTTGCGAGTTTCGGAGAATACAGCAGGGCGCTGGAGGTTGGTGCCAAGACACCGGGTGAATGGCTGGCCTACCAAGCACGCGAAAGGGATCGGGACCTCCTCGCGGCAGCACGCGAGGCGAGCGGTCGCAATGTCTTATCTGTACGCACAATGGCCAGGATGAACGGTAACGCCTTGCAAGTCGAGTTGAAGGCCAATGGATTGACGGCAGGATTGGATTTCTTCGATTTCGGGTCCAAGATAGGCGATATTGCTGAGGCAATAAGGCCGCATGATGATGGGTTGATCGAGCTGGTTGCGTTGTTGCACGTCGCGACTATTGACAAGTACGGCAATGATTCTGGCCTCTCGAAGGCTGCCGTAATTGTGTGGAAACTGGCGGAGCTTCAAAAGGTGAATTTTGAACTCGGGCCTGATTACACATTCAGGAATGCTGATGAAGTCGACTTGACTAGATTTGGGCGCGAAATGGCTGCCGCCTATTGCGGGAGCAATGATTTGCGTGACCGTCGTTATTGCCGATAGGGGACGCTCTCGCCTAGACGCCAATCAGCTCATTGTTGGTCAACACCCTGTGGACCGCGGTAATTTGCGCCCGTGAGAACTTGACCTCGGCCAGTGGGTTGTACTGCGTCGTGATGATGTCGGTCTCCGTCTGCCGTTCATACCGCTTGATCGAGACCGATGTCCCGCCATTCATCGCTTCCTGGATGATCACATGATCGCCCGCACGGGGAGGGCGGTGCGGATTGACGAATATGATGTCGCCGGCGTAGTAGCGTGGCTCCATCGATGATCCCGTCACAATGACCGCATAGGCATCGCGCACCGTTTCTATCGCTGGTGGGCTCTTGACCCACTCGACCGGATCATTTGTCATTGTGAGGTTGCCACGTATCGACGCGGCAGCAAGTCCGTAGACCGGCGTCCGGTGGTTTGGATTAACCGGCGGTTGGGCAGCTTCTCCGCCGGTAGCCATGATCTGCCCGGTGGACATTCCCAGAGCTTGGCCGAATTTTTCCATCCACTCTTCAGTGAACTTCATCTTGCCGTTTAGGAGCTTGGAGACCGTGACTGGGTGCGCGCCGATCATCTCGGCAATTTTCTCGTTCGAGATCTTGCGTTCTTTGAGCGCGGCCCTGAGGGCTGTGGCGAATTTCTGTGACATGGAGCGATGATTAGCCAACATGGCTCAACCTTCCATAAATGGATCGGCTAATTTGTACTTGACAAAGAATTAGCCGATATGGCTTATATCGACTATGATGTTGTCGATTTGGATCAGTGAGAACGGTTTGACGGTCGCCGCGGCAGCGCGGCGCTTCGGTATTGGCGGGGTCAATCCCGGCCGCACGCTCGACCGAATCATGTCCGGAGAGCGGCAACCGGATGCCGACATGATCTCCCGGATCATTGAGATAACCGACGGTGCGGTGACCGCGGCCGACATGCACGCCACGCGGCTTGACTGGCTCAAGGCCAATCGCCCCGAACGCTTCACCACGGAGGCCGCTGAATGAGTGCGCCCCGATCACAATTCTGCAGGATGGAGAAGAGGTTATCTCACGTAGCTCATAACCACGGGATCCCCGGTTCGAATCCGGGTCCTGCAACCAGACACCCCGGAGGCAGCTGAATGACCCGGTTGCTCTTCCGCCGTCTTGACGATGCGCTTTGCGCCTTTGCCACCGGCCACAGCCGGCGTGATCTTGATCGGACGCGGCGGCGGCATGTGGCGCTGCATGGGCTGCGCTGCTCCCGCGGCCTGATCCACTATGCTGATGTGCTTGACGAGCCCTTGCGGGAAGGCGGGCCGCCCACCGGGATGGGCAAATGGGACCGCTCACGGGCGAAGACGGCGAAGCGCCTTGCGCGCCGCCTGGTCCAGGGATCCTGCCGCGCTTCCGAAGCCGCGCTGCGCAAGATCGTTCATATCCATCCCGAGGGCCGCAGTGTGCGGGCCTGCGACCGCATTCAGAACTGTGCGGACCGGGAACTCTCGGATGATCTGTCTGATATTGTCGACCGCGCGGTCACAGGCCCCGAAATCGAGACGGCCGAACGCAACGGCCATTTCTACCAGGGCTTCCTTCAGAAGCAGGCATTCGACCTCCTTCACGACAAGCTGCTCGGCTGGCGATGGTATCGGCATCGGATGCATCCTTTCCTGTTTTACGGGCTGCAGCTCTTCAGGCCGCTGCGCGCTCCGCCGTAACTGGCCTGATCAAACCATCTGAATGGCTTTCCCACTACGGGAAAGTGAACCGGGTTTTCCCGGAACGGGAAAGCTTTGTCCCGGCCAACGTCGGGGCTGATTGAAGCCGAAATAAGAGCCACGTCGGAAGGAGGTGGATCATGGATGTCGTAGTTTATGCCGAGGGCCTTTTCTGCTGCAGCGTCTGCGCTCCGGCTGACATGGATGCCCGTGAAGTCGAGGCCCGGGTGAGCAGGCTCAATCCATCCGGCACCCGAGGGGGCTGGAAGCTTTCTACCGAAAAGACCTTTTCCGGCGGCGAGCCGAACGGCGGCACATTCGAGTGCAGCCGTGGTGTTTCGCGCCATTGGCTACTGGAGGCCGCGTGATGCTCAAGAATGCCTGGTTTTACCGCATCAAGGCGGCGCAGCGCGATCTGATCAATTTGTCGGGCGGCATCGAGCGCGTGGCCGAGATTACCTCGATCTCGAAAAGCCATGTCGGCCGCTGGAACAACGCCCAGGACACCGACCTGATGCCGATCAACGCGGTGCTGATGCTGGAAGAGAATTGTGGCGTCGCGCTGATCACCAGCGTGATGGCCGAGCTCAACGGCCGCAGGCTTTCTGATGAAACCGAACGCGGCCAGCGCAATGCCGATGTGTTGTCGGCCTATGCCGAGACCGTGCGCCATGCGGGCGAGGTGATGAGCGCCGGTGCGCTGGCGCTCGCCGATGGCACGGTGACGCCGGCAGAAGCTCTCAATGTCGATCGCGCGGTCTCGGTGCTCGAGCGCGGGCTCTCCGAGTTGCGCCAGACGCTCGCCCACGTGCGGGCTGGCGACCTCAAGGTCGTGGCCGGGGAGGGCAGGTGATGGCCGAGGTTGTTTCCACGGATTGCTGCGGATGGGACGGAGACCATCTGTCCGCAGCAAAAGGCGACGGAGGGCGAGCTGTCGCGCCTCTCCGCCGCCAGCCCGGCTGGCCGGATGCCTTTCCCGGCGCTGCCGTGCCCTCGTTCCACACAGCCGGTCGCCGTCTTCCTCTCGCCGATGTCGCCGCCATGGACGCGGTCGAGGGCAGGCTTCCGTTCGTACGGAAACACGCGGGGAGGGGCTGATGCACGCACACTTTATTGTGCCGACTTCCTCAAGTGATGTCGTCGTCTTCAAAAAAGGGAATGCCTTTTTCTTCACGCAAGTATCGACCCCAGTCAAAACTCTCCAAATCCGCCGGCTGGAGCGGTGGCGTTTCTGCGTAAAAGTAGTTCTCGCTATTAGACAAACTCGAGAGATCGATGCCTTCGTCGTGCGGATCGAAATGAACGCGGCATCCGCTGAAGTTACAGCGATCATAAGTGTTTCGATCACCGCCATAGGTCTCGAACTCGATGATCTGGCATTGGTCGAAATGACATTCGTCAAAGATCGCCGATCTAACAGCAATCTTGATTTGTCTGAACGTCACTTTGGAGAACTTGTGAGGAGTGGAGCATTTTCCGAAACTCTTGGGAAGATCGGTGACCGTTCCATTGCGAAATTCAACTCTACGCACCCCCCATATCGGTTCCCATTTTACGGCCTTGCCACCTCCATCTATGTACAGAATCGCGGTTGTGCTGTTGCCATTTCTGAAACCGTCTTTGAGCGCTCGCTTGGCGGCCCGAGGCAGGTGAGTCGTGAAATTCTTGGAGTGCCTCTTTTCCAAGTAGCGCGAGAGAAGGGACATCCCCTCCGCGCCAAACCTTCGGTTTTCGGCCGTTACCACAGCTCCGAGTGTCGCAATTCCAGCCATGTTTTTCTGCAGACTTTTCTCTTCGATAAGTTCAGCACCTTTCTGCAAAAGGATTGCAAGGTTGTTCTCATCAGCGCTTGCAGCCTGCCGCTCAATGCTCACCAACTGTCGCTCCTGCGCGTCGGCCTGGCGTTCAGTCACCTTGGCGCGCCAAGCGACCGTGCAAAAGGTTACGATTGCGATCAAGAACGTGCCGATCGGGGTCAGCGCCCGGCCTCGGGAGGCCATATCATCTGGCGTGATCTCGGCAGTTTGAGCCAGACCCAAGATCCAAAACGACCCAGCGATGCCCAGAATGACGGACAGCAAAGCAGTAGCAATAGCCGCGGCTTGCCATTGCGTCTCGGTAATAGCCGGCTTGTCGCCAACAGATTTGTGCTCTGCATCTGGCATGATCGGTCTCCTTGCAAGACGGTAGCAGCCGCCATTGGCAATGCAAACTTGTACAGGAGCGCAGCATGAGCGTGCGCACTCTTGTCCACAATGATGAAAAGCCCACAGCCCTGCACTGCCCCGGATGCGGCAAGCGCATGTTCAAGACCGTTGACAGCCGCCCGGCCCATGGCGGCCAGCGCCGGCGGCGGGAGTGCGTCTCCTGCGGCTTCAAGGTCATCACGCTCGAAACCATCATCCGCACGGCCCAGCCTGGCCCGGGACGGCTCAATGCAGAGCAAGTGAAACAATGAGGCCCCGCCTCACCATCATCACCAATCACCCGCGTCGCGCGATTCTGGCCGTTCTCGGTGTCGAGGCTGCGCCGACCTGGTGCCGGGTGATGACCCGCATCGACGAGGTGCGATCGCTGCCATCCGGCGCGAAGGTGATCGGATCGTGGTTCGAGCCACGCAAGTTCCGCTCGGCGCTTGAGTGGGCCTTCATCGAGCGGCGGGGGCTGGGCGATCTCGTCGGGTTGTCGGCCGAGGATCTCGACAAACTGGCCGAATGGGCAGCGCGGAACCACGCACAGTCCGGGCTTGATTCAAGCCTCGCAGCCGCCGTGGGCGGCATGGTGATCAGTGAACGGAGGATCTCATGAGCGTGCGACTGATAACCGGCAAGCCCGCGCGCGGCTTTCCATCCCAGGTCAAGCAGCATGCCATCGTGCTGCTCTGGCAGTTTGGCTACACCCATGAACAGATTGCCGCTGCAGTCGATCTTCATGAATCCAATATCGCCCGCGTGCTCGATCTGGTGCGGCGCCACACGGGAGCCTTGCGGCCCGTTGATGCCCACGAAACGGGCCCGGAGGTGGTGCGATGAACGGCTGCGGAAGCTCATGGTTCATAGGGCCGTTTCCGCATATTCCGGCGCGGTTGCCTGCCGGATATTTCGGCGATCCCGCGTCCATTGCGCCGAATTTCGAGGGTATGGAGCCTGCCGAGCGCAAGGCAGCGGTCAATCTGATGCTGGAAGCGGGTGAGGGGCTGGAAGACATTTCGAAGGCGTTGGCCATGGATGTGGGCAGCATCGAGGCAATCCGGGACATGCGCTGCCGGCCGATCGCGCCGCGTGGAGAGCCAGATGAGACCAAGCGAAAGCCGGGGTCTGACCTGCTAAGACGTCCGGTGCCGAAGATGGCGGTGGAGCGGGCGCTCGATGAGGCGTTGCTGGCGGTCGATGCCCTGAGGGCGAAAGCCGGCAGTGGTCGCGAGCACCCGTTCGACATGACATTCGACGTGCTCTGCCAGGCCTGTGGCTTCGGTCTTGAAACGGCCCGAAGGCGCTTTCGCGAGCTCGAAAGCCGCAAATGGGTGCGCCGCAAGCTCCGCCCGGGATTGCCGCCACAGGTGACGATTACCCTTGCGGGCAGGTGCCGCCTCGACGCGCTTGCCGAGGATGTTCTGGTTGCGGCTGGGCGGAGGGGAAAGCCATGATGGCCCGGATCAACCCAGCGCAGCGTCCGCTCTACATCATCGCGCCCTCGCTCTGGCACTGCCACCAGGCGGCAATCGCGCACGGCTTGCGGCCGGACAGGCTGGAGAATGTCCGCTGCATCACCTCGGCCTATCAGCTGCGCGGCACACGCCCCGGCACTCCCTTCATCACCCATGCCCGTGAGAGCTGGGTGCGCTCGGAGCCTCACGTCTACGATCTTGACCAGGCCATCGATGCGCTTGTCCGCATCGGTCGCCTGCGCGTGGCCGGGTCCGACGATATCGCCGCAGTGCGCGGCGAGAGCGCGGAGGCCGCTGAATGAGCGAGATCCTCGAGCTATTCGTCGCCCGGGCCCGCGAGGTGTCCATTGCGGAGGCAGCGCCCCGCCTCGGGATCGCGCTCAAGGGCCGGGCAGCGGAGCAGGCTATGCCGTGCCCGCGCTGCGGCGGCAAGGACCGCTTTGCGCTCAACACGGCCAAGAACAAGTGGAACTGCCGGGGCGGCGCCATCGGTGGCAACGATGCGATCGGCATGGCCGCGCATCTGCATGGACTTGAAGTGAGCCGCCGCGAGGAGTTCCTCGAAGCCTGTGGTGCGGTGCTGGGCGAGGCGGTGCCCGACGGGGCCGAACGGCTGACCGATGAACGACGCGCCGAGATCGAGGCCGAAGCGCAGAAGCTCAAGGCCCGGGCCGAGGCCGAGGCGGCGGAGCGCCAGAAGCAGGCCGGCGATTTCCGCGAGAAAGAACTGGCCAAATGCCGCGGCATTTACGAGGCGGCCGAGACCGCACTCGGCGGCACCGACGCGGGGAGATATCTGCGGGGGCGGGCCGGATTGACGGCGCAAGCCTGTTCGCAGCTGGCAGCAGTGCGTTTTGTCGAACGGCTCACCTATTGGCATGGAAAGGATGAGCGCGGATTTGCCCGCGACATCTGGTGCGGTCCGGCCATGGTGCTGCCCTTTGTCAATGGTGCGGGCCAGCTGATCGGCATTCACCAGACATGGATCGACATGGGCGAAGTTCCGAAGTTTCGGCCGCGTCTGGTCTGTCCCGATATCGGGGAAGTTCTGCCCGCCAAGAAGATGCGCGGCTCGAAAAAGGGCGGGCTGCTGCCGATCGCGGGCGAGATGAGCGCCGCGCGCTGGGTTGTGGGTGAGGGGATCGAGAATGTTACCGCCTGGTTTGCGGCCGAACTGGACGATGACAAGGCGACGGCGCTTTCGACCTTCTATGCCGCAGCCGGCGACATCGGCAACCTGGCGGGCGCTGCTGCCCGCACCGGGCGCTTCGCCCATCCGACTGACACGAAGGTCAATGCGAACGGCGTTGCCCGCCCGGTTATGATGCCGAGCCCGGAGCCGGACCCGGAGCGGCTGGATGAGGGGTTCCCGCTTGGACCCCATGTCCGTGAGCTTCTGTTTCTCGGTGATGGCGATTCCGAACCGGTCTGGACCGCCGCCCACATGGCCCGCGCCGAGGCTCGCGCCGGGCTGATCGCGCCCGGCATCGAGGTTGGCACCGTCTGGCCGCCGCGAGGGCGCGACTGGGCCGAAATCATCGTCAATGCGCGGGGTGAGGCGGCGTGAACAAGCATATCAAAATACCCCCATCCGTGCAGGCGCAGCTTGATGCGATGGGGCATGCGCCGGCATCGCCGGAAAACCCGGACCCTTCAGCGGACCAAGGCGCGCCTCCTCCCTCCAAATCTCCCGCTATGCCCGGGCCTGATGTAACCGATCCCGATGCACCGGAACTGACGGCCGAGGAGAAGCTCGCTGAATGCGCCTGCGAGCCCGAGACCGACATCGGCAACGGGCGGCGGCTTCTGATCCGCTATGGCAATCGCATCCTGCATGTGGCGCGCGTCGGCTGGCATGGCTTTGACGGCAAGCACTGGAAGGAAGATGAGGACGGCTCGGTGGTGCGGCCGCTGGCGCAGAAGGTTGCCGAGTTCATCGATGACGAGGCCATGGCCATGTCTGCGACCGAGGAAGAGGCGACGCTGATCGAGGCGGGCCAGACGGCGCGCAAGGAGCGGATCAAGATGGGCCGCCCGGCCAAGGACTGGTCGGCAGAAAAGTCGCAACGCTGGCTGGAGCTTGAACAAACCGAAGAGGCGGGCGACGACGCGCTCAAGACCGTCAAGGGCCGCCGCTCGGCGCGGCATCGGTTTGCCAAGTCTTCCGCCGGCACCTCGAAGATCAACAACCAGCTGACCGAGGCAGCGCCGCATGTGGCGCGCATGGTCAACGACATGAACACCGATCTATATGCCTTCAACTGCCCCAATGGCACCTTGCGTTTTGTGCGGGTGGAAGATGAAGAAAGCGATCCGGCCGATCCGCGCTACCGCTGGGAGGCGCGCCTCGATCCGCACCGGGCAAGCGACTACATCTCCAAGCTCGGCCAGGTGGCCTATGTGCCTGATGCGCCGGCTCCGGAGTTTCACAAGTTTTTCCAGACCGTGCAGCCTGACCCTGCGGTGCGGCTCTTCCTGCAGCGGTTCTTTGGCTACAGCCTGCTGGGCCTGACCAAGGAACAGTGCCTGCTGTTCTTCTACGGCGCGGGCCGGAACGGCAAATCGACCTTCATCGATCTGATGGCGGACGTGATGGGCAATTATGCCGTCACACTGTCGGTTGACAGTTTTGCGGGCGAAGGACGGCGCTCTGGCGCCGAGGCCACGCCTGACCTTGCCCGGTTGCCCGGCGCGCGGATGGTGGCGGCCAGTGAGCCTGAAAGCGGCGTGCATCTGAAGGAATCACTGATCAAGACCCTGACAGGTGGCGAGCGCATTCCGGTGCGGCGGCTGCAGCAGGAGTTCATCGAGGTGATCCCGCAGTTCAAGATCGTCATGGTCGGCAACCACAAGCCGGTGATCCGCGACACGTCTGACGGCATCTGGCGACGGGTGTTGCTGGTGCCCTGGGAGATCCAGATCGAGCAGGGCAAGGTTGATCGGCTCCTGCCGGAAAAACTGCGGGCCGAGCGCGAGGGCGTGTTCGCCTGGCTGGTGCGTGGCGCGCTGGATTATCTCGAACTCGGCCTTGCCGTGCCGGAACGGGTGAGTGCGGCAACCAGTGAGTACCGGGAAGACAGCGACCCGATAGGGGCGTTCATCCGCGCCGGCTGCATCGTCACCGGCCAGGAGCATGATTCAGCCACGCCCGATGACATCTGCATCGGATACGCCAACTGGGCTGCGCGTGAGGGGCAGCCGGAATTCAAGAAATCGACCTTGATGCGGCGTTTTCCCGACTATGCGAGAAAGCAGTGGGAAGGGCCTGACGGCCTGATGCGGGCCTTCCGCAAGCACAAATCCTCGACCACGCGCTATGTCGGCATCACCGTGCGGGAGGAGTATCTGAGGCCGCGCGGCGCTGACAGCTCCACCGGAGGGGATGGTTATGGCGACCAGTGAGCCTGTGAACCCGCACCCATCGCAGGTGGGCAGACCCATTTCTCGCCGCCAATCCCTCGTTTCCCGGGGGGCTGGCGGGCAGCGAGGGAGGGTAGCGGAGATTTTTCCGGCTTGCCTCCCGCTCAAAGGGTCAGGGATATCAATGTTTTATGCGGCTAGGGAGGATAGGGAGGATAATTGCGGCGCGCGCGTGTGCGCGTGTCTGTTCAAAGGGTCAGGGTGAACGGATCAATCACGTCAAAGCCTTGTATGCGTACGCCGTCTTTATCCTCCCTATCCTCCCTACCTACCCTGCGTTTCTTTCAAAATTCAACAATAACAACAGGATAGCCGAAGGCTACAAGAAGGGATCAGGGAGGCAAGCTTCCGAAAATGGGAGGCAAGGGGCGGAAACTGGGAAGCAAGCACTCGAAACAGGACAAAATGCCATGAAACAGATTGCTATCATCCAGTTGCTCGAATGGGCCTATAGGCATGAGCTGCCGAAGGCGGAGCGTCCGGGCGGCGGGCTCGGCGCTTCCACCTCGTCATCCTGGGGCATGGTCTATGAGCTCGGCATTCTCGGCACGGTCATCGATGCGTCGATCAACGGCTATGGCGTTGTGCCGGCCTACATGGATGAGGGCGATCCGCACCCGGATGCGCTTCTGGTGGGGGAAGCGGTGGCGGGGCTCGCCGATGCGCGGATCTCGATCGGCGATGATTGGTCGCCGTTTCCCGATTGGGCGGACGCGGACGGATTGGTGGCCGCGTGTGTCGCGCGGGTGCGGCCGCGGTTGCTCGCAATGACCGGACAGGAAATCCAGGCCATGCTGATCGCCCGCGCCGTGCTCGGCCGCAAGCCGGACTGGCGCGGTGAGGAGCCGGGACGGGCCATGGTGATGCGGGGAGGCAAGCCGGCATGGTTCATGAAACAGCCGGGGCAGGATGCCTATGGAAACCCGATTGAGCGGGAAGTGGACGGCTTCAACTATCGCAGCCATCGTCCACGCTCTGGAGCTTATCGCAAGTATCGCCTGACCGAAGATGTGGCTGGTCTGGCAATCGACCGGTTTCGCCGCATGGTCTGGGCGCTGGCGGTGCGCCATGTGGCGCGAGAGGTTGCTGGACGGCTTTCAAGCCATGAACTGACCGCCGAAGTTCCCACGGTCGCGCCATGGTTATCCTCCGGATCAAATCAATCCGTGGGTAGATCCGTATCATGTGGCCAACGCGTTGATTTCATCCAGATTTGGTGTTGATCGAATACAGAGTCATGCCTACCATCGATCATGTGTTTGCGATATTGCACAACTTTGGCGTTATGAAATTCTTAGAGGAGATTGAAGGTGCCGACACTGACGACAGCGGAACTGGCGACGAGAGTCGACGCATTGTTGCAGGCTGATAATTTTGGACTGACTTCGTGGAAAGCGCCGGGTGAGCAAACAACATTCACTTACAAATTCGAGATTGATGCAACGGCTGACTTCCGATGGACTGACGTGGGTGGCGGTTTTACGGGCTTTTCTGCCGCTGAAGTCGCTACCTTCCGCACTGCGCTGGCCCACCTGTCCGAATTCACGAATATCAGCTTTGTTGAACTCGATACCTCCAGCTCAGCCAACGCCGACATCAGCTTCTTCAAGGCTTTCGAT